TTTTTCAAGACATCAGTTCTGATCTCTTTGATTTTGATGTTGCTCACCTCCTCTGTATTTCTCAACACGGCTGGTCAACGTGCTATGGCTACATTACAGTGAGGGGGTTTAATACCCCCATTTGGTTAATCGCTTATCAATTAATTCTTTGATAAACTTCTCTCCGGCAAATCTTAAATGTTTGAAGTATGAATTGTTTGAGTTCGCCATGACTTCGCTATAGATCGCTTGAACCCACCAGTCATGCCCTAACTCTAAAGTTGATTTAGCGTTTTCGTATTCTTCCGTTCCCGGTGCATAATCCTGTAATGCATTTTCTAAACCGCCGATCCAATCACTCATAGCCTCTTTGACAAGCAAAGCCGCTACTTTCTGATGTGTATTCATTTCGCTTAACTTCATGTTCTTTTTGGTTCTCCTTTGTTGGTTCTCAACTAACTTGACACCATTGTATCACTCCTAGTCAGTTTGTCAACAACCAACTGAAAAAAATGTTAAAATATTTGCGGAGGGTACAACAATGACAGACAAAGAGTTAGATAAGCTTATGGGATCTATTCTCAAAGAATTGCGTTTGAAGAACGGCAAAACGATGCAACAGGCAAGTGACCATTTAGGTCTGAAGAACAGAGCGAGTATTGCCGATTATGAAAGCGGAAAGTCTACGATTTCTCTCTACAACTTAAAAAAACTATGCGACTTCTATGGCATTGATTTCCGTGAAGTCTTATCACAGATATGGAGGGAAATGTGAGCATAATCAAAGAAAAAAACGGCACTTTTACAGTGCGGTGGCGAGAAACCAATCCCCTCACTGGTGAAGTCAAACATAAAGGCAAACGAGGTTTCACAACAAAGCGTGAAGCTAGAGATTTTGAATTGTCTGTAGGCAATGTAAACCATACCTTTAGAACGCTGATGGAAGATTATTTGAATAGCCAAAAGGGATATGCCAACGAGGACACGATACACACAAAGAGAAGATTGTATGAGATGTACTGCACCCCTCTTATGGATAAGGAAATAGCCGAAATTTCGGTGAAAACAATAAATGCTTGGAAGAATTACGTTCTTGACCTTTCATTGAGCAAAACCACTAAAAACCGCCTTATCACTATCGTTAAGAGTTTATCTAAATACGGCTACACGAATTACGATCTCAATGACTTTGCTAAATCCCTCAAACGATTTCCAAAGACCAGTGACGATGTTCACGATATGAATATTATCTCTCCACAAGAGTTCCAAAGACTAATTGATAATTGTCCTAACCCTATTTATAGAAAATTCTTCATCTTCCTGTATCACACTGGTTGCAGACGAGGTGAAGCTATCGCCTTAAATAAAGCCGATATATCAAACGGAAGAGCAAACTTGAATAAATCTATTCGCCGTTCGTTTTCGCCCAACAATCGCCTTAAAAACGCACAATCAAAGCGTTCTATACTTTTAGATGAATATACTCTAAAGGAATTAGAGCCTTTAATGAAACTTCCGGGTGATTATGTGTTCGGTGGCGAAGAACCTTTATGTCCTACTTCAATAGACAGACACTTCAAATCAGCTTGTAAAGCCGCCAAAATTCAACGAATTAGAATACATGACTTAAGACATTCCTTTATCTCTAACGCTATACTAAACGGCATGAATATCGTTACAGTGTCAAAATATGTAGGACACAAGAACGTTACCACTACGCTGAACCAATACTCCCATGTCTTAAAGGACAGTGAAGAGGATCTAATTAAAGGCATGAGCAAAATCTATTAATTTAACTCGGTTTTAACTCGATTTTAACTCCGTCTTTAAACGAGTTAAACGTGTACAGTTTTGTGTACAAATTTCAAAAAACACCAAAACGATACATAACAAAAATGACGATTTTATGCTGAAATTCCACTACTAATGATTGTAAAAAAACATATCAATCACTTCACGGTGGCGGCACCAGTATGCAAAATATCCGCTTAAATAGCGGATTTTCTTTTACCCCTGTGTACTAAACGTGTACAAAAACCAATAAAAAAAGGCGGTCATAAAGACCGCCCTGTTATAAAGCCGAGGTAAACGAAACATATAGACAAGAAAGGAGGACAGATGAAATGAAAACCCTCGGCTGAATAACCTTTAATCGTCGTCATACGTCGGATTAACGTTGTATGTTTCGGCAAAAAAAGTGATTGGAACAATCGCATCTGCCATAGACATAGCCACATATACATAGCAACTCGTCATGGTCATCTTTGTGCCGATTACCAAACATCTTTTGTTGCTACTGACTGTGTTTCCTAACCCGTCTGTGTATGTAGGGAAATTCACATAAATTAACCCACCATTTTCAAATTCATCATGAATTTCTGCGAACGGCTTTAAGATTGTGAAAAGCGTTCCGCTTACAGTTCCGTCAATGATAGTTCCACCGCTAGAACCCCCGGAAGTTTCTACTAAATCCTTAATGGCATCAACGATCAGTTTGTTGTCTTTGGTTTCGCCACCCTGTTTTTCTACTAATTCATTAAGTGCAGATAAAATTGTGTCAGCCATATTTGCTCCTATTCATCTTCAAATGTAATCGTTATATCTTTGGTCATGTGATCTGTTGCAACATAGTTATACCAAGTCCAAGTACCGGCAGAACTTGTAACATCATAACTACCATTGAGCGTTCCATACACAGTCGATGCCGATAATTTAATTTTTCCGTTTTTAGAACGAACAGGAATACACAGATAACCAAAGTAATCGCCTGTGGAATAATATGCGCTGGGCATTGCAATAGTTGTTCTCCGACCGTAAGCAAGTTGCGAACTCGCACTTTTAATAAGTCCTGTATTTGTTATCTGTGTATAAGAAAAACCAACAATAACAGATGAATTATTCACAAATGTAACATTCTGCAATTCAGTTGTATAATCGCCACCGCCACTATAATTCTCAACAATGTTGTTCAGCGCATCGACAATCATTTTGTTATCGGCATCGCCACCAAACTTTTCAGAAATGTCATTCAGCGCATCAACAATCAACTTATTGTCAGAAGTATCACCGCCTAGTTTCTCAACCAAAGCGTTTAATGAAGATAAAATCGTTTCCATTAATACTGTTCCAACCTCTTTAATCTTTCAAACATAGCCGTTACTGTTCCGTTGCCGCCCAATCTGTGGTACGCATCATACATATTTGAGTAATTATCAAACGCATAATGCGGTATCTTTCCGTCAGCAATGTATCTGTCATGGTATTCGATAAGTTGAACCCTCAATAACGCACATACTCCGTCCTTGATGGCTACTGTATCTTCTACCGCCTTTTCCTTATCAGCATCCTTTTTGTCTGCGATCTTGCCCAATCTGCCTAGACAGAAAGACACAATCGCCAATAGTACGGATGGCACTATTGCTAGTATCAACTCTTCTTTCATAATTTCTTCTTTAATTCCTCAATCTGTCTGTTAAGTTCGTCCCTCTGCCGAATGAGTTCATCTAACTTTTTGCTGATGTCCCTACGATACAGAAGAACACAGTTTTTAACTTTGCGAGTAGTGGAAATGTCATACTTGCCCATGTGTCTGCGGAATACAGAACCACCGCCATCAAAACAAATAGCGTTGTGGAAACCTAATTTTTTACACAGATCAAATAATTCATTCCCTTTTAGACCGCTCTTCCCGGTTTCACCCTTAACGGAATACGAAAGGTAATTTCCGTCCTTGTCCGTTCCTATAATGGTTCTGCCGGAGATCGCATCATATTGTGCTTTATAAATATCCTTGCCCCACTCGCACTTTTCGCCGTTCCGCATGATGCCAAACTCGCCAGTGACCGCACCATAGTATTTATCAAGGTTCTTGCAGATGTTCTCGGTGGTGTCGAAGTCCAAATTGCCGTAGTAGTCCATTCCTATCGCCATGACCCCAAAGTTGTCAGTGACACAGGACATCTCTAACTCTTGGTTGTTTACACCTCTTGATTTTTCGACACCTAACGCATAATGCTTTCCGTCATACGTGTAGAAGAGTGAACCATTTACCGCAAGGACTTCTTCCCATCCGTCAGCTTTCAGTTTTTCATCACCGAAACCCTGTTCAATGGTAATGTCATACTTATCTCCGTATCGGTTTCCGTCCAAACTCCATTGATATTCGTAAGTGCCACGCTCTACCTTGATTAAACCCTCGACAGGATACTCTTTAGTCCACGTTCCTTTTGAGAACCACACATTAGAATCAACACGCACCCAATCTCCGCTTTCCTCTAATGCGTTGTAGATACCGAGCGGAATAAAAAGACCTTTGTAGATTTCGCCGTTAGGACTTTTCCTCGCCCTAACTCTTTCCTCAAAGACCTCAATTTGATGTTTGGATGTGTCACGTTTAACACGAATATCGTTAACGTATGGATTGATTAAATACCCTAAAAATGTCCACCCAATTCCTTTGGTTACTTTGCCTACCTCGCACTTGTAAGTTCCAAGGACAAAGTAGTTCGCAATCATTGAAGCTTTGGATGCTCTTGTGTAATTGCTCTGCGATAAGAGGATAGTTCCGTCTTGATTAATTCTCTCTACGATACCAACGTGTCCATACTTACCGCCACCCCATACGGCTATTGCGCCAACTCTAGGGATAGAGGATTTCTGCCACTTAATTTCGGTGTACCAATTCTGTGCGTTGTGCCGTGAGATTTCGTTCTTTACGTTCCGTCCGGCGATTTCACTTGATCTACCACAACAATAGGCAACGCAATTTGGTAGCCACAGATCGTCTTTGGCGAACCAATTATACGCTAAACTGTACCAATATGGGTTTCCTTGCATACCGCTTGAGGACAAGCGTTCAAGATACATCATCCTTTGCTATCCTCGTCAAGTGAAGGAATGTCACTCCCTACAGAGTTCTCTTCCCAATACGCTTTAGAACTGATCTGCATCAGCGTTCCCATAAAGGCAATAAGCGCACCGAATGTGCCGCTTATCTCGGTGGCATAAGGCAGACCCCACACATCTGCTAACGCTACATACAATGCGCTGATAGCACCGCAGACCGGGCAGAGGACTTTCAGCACATCATAAACTTTGTTATTCAGCTTCATACTGTGTCTCAAACAATTCGTTCTTCACGATGTTCCCATACTGATCCATCAACGTAAGGGAAACATTGGTGAAATCGGTTGTGGTGACCGCCTGTGAAGCCCTGTTATACCAAAGGGCTAAACCTGTGGCGAGAGAGGAACGTGCTGTGATGGTGGAATTGACGATTCCATCAGGACGAGTCTGTAATTCGATGATGAAGTAATACATTTTTATTCTCCTTTATTAAATTGTAGTGCCACCCAAGAAGCTACCTGTTCCATCGTTTGTGTAAAAGACATCGTTTACTGTGTCATACATCCCTAATTCGTTGTCGGATAAACGCATTGCCGGATACATATCACGAACCTTGACTCCATCCTCTTCACACCAAAAATGGAATATCATTAGACTGCCTAACTGGGGGTTGCCACTCGTTTTTCTGCCAAACAGAATATTATGAACATTCTCGTTTTCGGTTACTGATGAAGAAGCAAACGAGGCAAGTAAATCGTATTCTTTGGTAGCGACATTCAATTTGTAATAACCATTAATATCTATCTTGATTTGCCTTGCTGTGTCTTTATCTCCTGTGTCCACCCTTACATAATTGGCTGAACCGAATTGAGCATACAAGTCTGATCCTCCGCTTCCGTTTTGTAAGAACATCGCACATCCGCTCACATTGTTGCCCATGAAGTTCGTTGTATTAGTAGATATACGGCGAGCATCAATGTAATATGCTTGATTCGCTTTTGTATACAATCCCGTGTCGATATATTGTGTCCCTGTACTTTGAATGTAGTTGAGACGAACAAATTCGCTAGGAAGTCCACCACCTTCATCGTTCCACGCAAACCATGAATACTTAATACCGCCTACAAAATACCCATAAGCTGTACCGCTTGAGCTACCTTTGAATTTAATGGTGTAATCAGCGTAAAAGTCTGTACGGCAGTTGTTGTATATAAAATACAATCCGCCGGATTGTTCAGTACCTGTAAAGTTTGTCCGAAACGTAGATTGTGATGTTCCACCATTGTTGGTTGTGACACATATGAGTAATTTCGTATCGCTCGCACTGAAACTGACATTGTGAAAATACAGCAATGAAGTAGCTTTGGTATCATGACCTGTGACAGGGGAATGAGAGAAAACAAGAACATTGTTGTATGGGCTTCCAACGGAAATAGTCACCGTGCTTGTGTTTTCGCTTGGTGTAAAAGAGCCACTAAAAAGGCTTCCGCCACCCCCACCGCCTTGTCCATACCCCTCAACCAATGTAGCAACCGCATCGCTCAATGTGGTGTCACTCGCTCCTGTGGTTTCGTTCGCATAACGAGTTAATGCTTGAATAGCATCTGTTAATGGTGTCGGCATATTACACTCCTAACGCTGATAAAGCGGATGAATAATCGGCATAGACCGCTTCAAGTTTGGTCTTGTCTTGAGAGGACATTAAGCCGTCCGCACTTGTGGTGGCTGTGGAGATGACTACTGTTCCTGTCTGTCCATTGATGGTGTTGACGATGTTGGATGGAAGGACAGGAATTGTCGGTTTGTTTGTAAGATCGTTGTATGATCCGCTTGTTGCAACAGATGCCAAATCTGCCGTGTTTGCTTTTCCGCTGATTGCCGTCTGTAGTTCGGTATCCGTGACATATTCGCTCGGCACACTTGCAAGGTAACCGACATCATTTATCAGCTGACCGACTCTAGTAGGCACATTGATGGTGACATTCCCTGTCTGTCCGTTGACCTGTGTGACAGGCGGTGTATATGTGACCGCACCGCTCTGCCCATTGAACGAAGTTACGGCACTAGTTAAAAATCCGCTATCGTTCGTTAGGTCACTTGTATTAGTAGGGATATTGAGAACAACATTCCCTGTCTGCCCATTGACCGAGGAAACCGGGGCAGAAGTGATATAGCCGCTATCGTTGGTTAACTGTGAAGTTCTTGTTGGAATAACTGTGGTATCTGCCAACGCACCGACATCACTAGCCGTCAGCGTGACATCACCTGTTTGTCCGTTGACAGACATTACCCCGGCTTGACCGATAATCTCCTCGACCTCGGCAATGAACTGTGCATATTGGTCAGCCGTTGGTTCAATTGAGTTCACACCACCCTGTAAGGTAGCGGTTTGGATAACGCAAATCACAGTATTGGTGCGCTGAACTTGTCCGTCTGTGTTTGTGCCAACAAGAGCAACACGAACCGCACCCTCACGTTTCAAAGCTTCCCACGGAATAACACAGGAATCCTCGACAATCGGTGCTACATAAGAATTGATCGCACCGCTATTTTTGAAAATTGCTTGTCTTGCCGGAAACTCTGCCCAATCATCAAATGCAAAGTTGCACTTGATGATGTCTACAGTTCCGTTAACAGAACAAATCTTTTCAACTGTTAAGTTCTGCCCTGTAACTGTTAAATTTATTTCATACATCGTTAAACCTCTTTCGTTGCAATTTTCTTTCTTCTGCCGTTGTAGTAAGCGTATAGTTCACCATCTTCAAATCGCAAAATAAAGCCGTTCCCTCTTGAGATCGGTCTCATGTCCACGAACGAAAGGATGTTGTTTGCGCCTGTAACATAAGCGTATAAAGGCAAGTCTCTTACTGTATCTCCGTTGTTTAGATTTCCTTTAACCAAAGTGTCGGTACAGTAAAGAGAAACGTTATCTCCGTTGAACCGCAGTGTTAAGTATCCAGTGGAATTTGACGGAAGTGTGATTTGCGAATTTTCGTTATTGATTTTCTTCTCGGTAACGTGCCGACCGCAAATAACACCCTCACCGCTTAACACAGTAACTAAAAGGGATAAGGTCGAATATGTAGCTTTAAACTCGTTCCCTATCCCTTTAAAAATGAAATCTCCGTTGGTGACGAAGTTGTATAATGCTCCGTCACGCTCTGCTCCGTAAGTAGAGCCATCGTTTAGAAGAATCATAATTCGTACACCACTGTTAGCCAAAGCGAGTTCTGAATCTGATCAGAGCCGTTGTAATATGCTCTTACATAACGTGCGGTGACAGAAGTTGCTCTTACTGTGCCTGTTGGGTTTCCCCCTACCGCAGAACCGATATTCGTGTAGGAAGAACCATTTGTCGAATAGGATGGTTGTAAGCTAAATGAACCATCGCCAGTGACACCACCGAAAGCAATGCTGATTAGTTTTTTAGCAGAACCTAAATCCACTACAACTTCGCCTGTGTGAACGTAAGTGGCTTTGTTTGTATTAGCTTTAACGCCAATTCCTTTGACGGAAACGGCAGAATAATAACTGCCCTCACTAGGCACTAAAGTCTGTGCTGATGTAGTGGGAGCAACAGATAAAGTCTGTGCGGTAAATGTGCCTGTCTGCGGTTCGTCACTTCCCATACCGCCGAAAATCTTACCAGCTTTTACATCACTAGGTGTAGCCGTAAGATTTTCCGGGTCTAACGATCCTACTTGTTTTCTGACTTTAACTCCGTCTACCCACTGCTCGACATAAATAGTTCCATTGTCAAGAACACAAGCTACGTTAGATCCACTTGAAATAGGACGAATATCAGTAAAGGAAGAAACGCCTGTTCCATTGGTTACATACTGATAGAGGGGTAAATCATGAACGTTTCCTCCGTTGTTCAAGTCTTGGCTTGATAACACCGGGGTAGCATAAAGGAAAGCTTCAGTACCAACTGGTTTCGTTAAATCAACTCTAATGACTACATAACCGCTAGAGTTAGCGGAAAGCTGAATCATACTGTTAGCGTTGTTTACTGTTTCCTCTGTAACGTGCCGACCGCTGACAACACCCTCGCCAGTTCCTAAAGTAATGAGGAAACTTGAAGCTGACGGAGTGATTTCAAATTCATCTCCAATTCCCTCAAAAACGTAATCTTGACCGCCTGTTAAGAATGAGTACAACGCTCCGTCACGTTCAGCCGGGATGATAACATTGTTGTTCGCCATTCCATAAAGCATTAGAACCACCTCTCAATCCATTGTTTCTTTGTGTACTGATCTAAAATTCTGTGAGGACAATAAGTCCGTTGGTTAAAGTCATTGTGGAAGTAAATATCGTCTTTTGTTAGGTTGTAGCGTTCCATTAAATACTTAATGTATTCAACCGCTTTCTCTTCAGCTTGAGGATAAAGCGAAGATTGCGAACGTGCGATTTCTATTGCCAAAGTATGTTTACACGCCCAATCAATTCCCATTCCTGTGTGATAAACACAATAGTTCAACGGCATGGCTTGGATTACCTCGTTTTCATCAATGAAGAAATGGCAACCTTGGTTAGTTTTTGAATTTTCCATGACGGAATAATTCTCTTTGGCACTTAAAGCGTTCCCGGTATTGTGAACGCAAATACCTCTAATCTTTATCCCTCTAAATCCAAATTGTTCTTTGTTCTTAATCATTTATACTACCCACGTAAAGGAAATCAGCAACCTTGAACCACTAGGCAGACTAGCACCAAGCTTGTTCCAAATATAAACCTTTTTTGCTGTATTCCATGTGTCTACCGCACTGGTCAGCACTCTTCCGCTATAAGTACCGCCATCTACAACAGAAAACATCTCTCGCCATGTTGCCGAAATAACATCAACGGCATCGTTGCTAAATGTTATCGGAGTGAATGACGCTCCGTTCGCCACCGCTCCGTTGGTGTTAAACGCAATTCTGCCAGTAATGACATTACCATATCTCCACAACTGGAATGTTCTGTCACTCGTTGCCGCCGATGAGTTCCACGTTGCCCAAGACGGATTTTCGTAATAATCCGTTGCCGAAGATGAACCGACATATTGCTCTTGCGGAGTTGCGTAAGAGTTAATCTTCTCCGTTAAAGTGTTTCTAACCTTTCCGCACGTAATGGAAACAGAGGTAACATCCACGTTCATGTCTTTCGACATGGAATATTTGGTGAAGATGGTATTAAAATACTCTCCGTTGTACCACACTTCGATAGGCATACCGAGTTCCCAATCGAAGAAATCATATAACCCATTGTTCAGCAATAAGTCGAACGTGATTTTGTGGTTGTAAATCTCTTCTTGTAAGTTCTCTTGTTTTATATCGTTCACCGCATCATCCGTGTTGAAGATGAATTTTGTCTTTGTAACTGGTAAACGTAAAGGATCGTTTGCGTTTGTTGTAATGCCTTGCGAGGTAGTATAAAAAGTACCTCTTAACGTAGTTCCCTCTTTGTCATAGATAACTAACTTATTGGTTTCAAACACTTCTGTAAGAGGGGTCATGTTTTGAATCGGCAAAGCATTATTACCCACTTTAATAGAAGAGTGAGTAGCTTGTTTCAACTCAATAGTTGGAGTTCCGTTGAAAGGTACTTTGATGTCCGTAATAACTCCGTACACATCATACATATTCATCAAAAACGTTTGGAAATCCATTACGGCGGTATCATCCTTTGCTTCAATCGTGCCACTGGTGCTGGAGGATACAGAAACAGTGAAAGGGAAACGATCAGAAACCATTGGGTCGCTTGAATTGATGAAATCATCTTCGATTATCCTCTTGATTTTGCCCTCTATTGTTGTGTCTGAAGTGTCATGATATTTCCAGTTATCATTAAAAATAGAAGTAATGGCTCTGCACTGAATGTTATCGCCGATAGACTTGATAACTCCTGTGTAAAGCACAGTTCCGTATGGATCTGAAAGACCTAAAACATCGCCCTCTTTGATGTTTGTGGGCATATCCAACAACGTAAAATCAGATGTAGCAACGCTTAATAAATCTCTGTCAATGGTGAATGTCAAACACACGGAGTTGGCAATCGGCAGACCACCCAAGTTTAAGCAATCCTTTATAAAGACCCTATACGGATACATACGCATTTCTCCACGTAATTCTTACATAACCGCTAAACTCGTCTGATAGATCAAACCTCAAAGTGGAAGTGCCGGGGTTTAATTTAAGGAACGTTACGAAAACGGATTGTGGTGAACCTACTGTCAAGTCTTGATAGTTAATGGCGTTTGCGATAACAGAGCCACCACGTTCAAGGTAGATTTCTTCGTTAAGGTCATCACTGTCTACTCGCACATAATCGTAAGTTCCTAAAATCTTACACGCACCATATTGGATGTTTTCATCGTCATACAATGTCCATGAGGGGTCGGTACAATTCCCAAAGATTTCAACTTTAATAGAGGTATCGGTCATGCCACTGTTGACTAACTGAATGTTTTCAAGCGAAACCGCACCATAACTATAAGGTCTAGTTAACGGATAGGTTTTACCCTCGCTGATTTCGTTTGAAGCATCCAGTATATTGGGGGTGTCATTGTACCACATACCTTGTCTGTACAACTGAATAGGACAGTGCATAATTCCGTCCTCATGGGATACTTCGGTTTTCTCCAAGACTACCACCCTAACCAAACACTGGTAGGAATCGTTTGTGTTCGGCGGTAAATAATGAAGTGTAATTGGTTTCCTAGACAAAAACGAAAGGAAGTCTTGATACTGCTGATAGACTTCCCTCGTTTCGCCAATAAATAAAACATCACCGCCCACGTTTCCCAAGTTATAAACTTCGCTCAAAATCATGTCGGTGTTGCCCAATTTAACTGTTGAAATATCCACTGAATACCCCAACCCATTGGGCGAATTAAGGAAAGAGATGGTGTTTTGGATGTTCTCGCCCTTTAAAAGAAATCTGTTATCGTCTGCGTTTGTCAGCCAAAAATTTCTCATTTATCGCACCCTCTTTCCCAATTCTGCATCTACTTGGTCAATGATCGTCCTACTAAACATTAAAGCGTTCTGTCTTGAAAGAGCATTAACACTGAATGTGTTGTTAATGGTGATACCGCCACTCGCATAACCGCCACTGCTGAAACCGCCACTTCCATTGCCCCTATAGTTGTTTCTTGTTTCGTGTGCATCAAAACCGGGGTCAATGTAGTTCACTTTGACATTCATAATACGCTCTCTTGTCAGTTCAAGGTCGGCGTAGTCAGATGCGGCTTTGATCTGCTCTTTCATGTGTGCGGATGCGAGGTCAGAGTTTTCGTTCTGCTTTGTGAGAACCGCATCACTGTTTTCCTTTTCGTGTTCCATAATTTGGTCAGAATTTTCAAACGATGCTTGTTTATTCTCTTCAGCGTTCTTTGCTCTTAAGTCCTGCTTTTCTTGCTCCTTAAGGATTTCTTCATCGTATTTGCCGATGATTTCCTCAAGACCGCCTTTTTCAGTGCCAAACTTCTCTTTGTTTCTGTTGTTTGCTTCAATAAGAGCATCCCTTAACATAATCATGCTATCAACAGACATATTACCTGTCTGAAGAAGTTTCTCTGCACCTAAAACAAGAGAATCATAATCAGTGATAGCACCACTCATTACGCCCTCATAGACATTCATGATTTCGGTAGCGGTCTGCAACTTTTTGTTGTTCTCGTCAAGGTTTGCAGAGATAAATTCCCACTCACCTCTGTTACCGACAAGATATTCAATCAAATCCGGCACTTTGCTATTTAAAGCATCCGCATCCTCAACGATCTTATCCATGAATGTTTGCTCGTCTACTTTACCAGTTAAGTAGTCAAACAACAGACTTGCTTGTTCAGCAGTAAGACCGAATTTCGTTTTTAATTCGTCTGTCTTGGTAGCCGCTTGTTCAAGGTAGTTAGCTTGTGTGTTTAACGCTTCAGCACGATCTCTTAAGGATTGCGTGTATGTATCGTAGTTTGCATCCAACCACGCTTGTTTCTTCATTGAATCACGCAAGTTGTCATAAGAATCTTGCAAACCATCTACGGCTTCACCCTGTACAGTGATTTTGCCAGTTTCCTCGTCAAACGCAATGGCTTCAGTGCCTAATGCTTGGTTGACTAAAGCGATTTTCTCCGCAAGTTCCTTTTTTACTGATGCCTGTTCTTCTTCGGTAAGTTTCTGATCTTTCAAAGACCCAACTAACTCGTCAATTCGTGCGGTGTACTTCTCGGCACTGTCGATCATATAGGATTGCTCGTTATACTGTGCTTGAGCCGCCAATGACATATCATCAATCGCCTTTTTGGCATCCTCACAGGACTTTCTAAACTGACCGATTTTATCGTTGGCTTTTACATACGCATAGATACCAGCACCGATAGCCGCCGTTAAGCCGATGACCGCACCAGCTACGCCTAAACCTCCGGCAACGCCGATGATTTTTGCTAGACCGCCCATTGCAGAGCCGACATTTAACGTAGCTTTCTTCCAATCGGCGTATATCTTAATTCCCTTGCCTACTGTGGTGAATAATTTGCCCATCACAAGAGTAGTAGGCGATGCTACCGCACCGAAACTCAACAAGCCTTTGACCAAAGCGGAGTTCTGCTTGATCCAATCTCTAAACCCCATGACCAATGGTTTCGCTTTCTTGACAAAATCCACAACCACAGGAAGTAAGTCTTGCCCAAAAGTGATAGCCATTTCCGTTAAAGTGTTCTTAAGGACTTTGATTTGGCTTTCTGTAGATCCATATCTTCGACCAGCTTCAATGACCAACGCAGAGTTCTTATCCCACTCACTGTTAGCCATGTCCAAGTATCTGTCGAAGTTATCGTATGCTTGTGCTAAACGAGTGACACTATCAATCTGTCGAATGTTTGCTACATCCAATTCGTCTAATACTGCATAGATGTTACCGCCTTTATCTTCGACTTGGGCAAGACCACCGATCATACGTTTAATCATGCCCATCGTATCTTCGCCCCAAAGTTTTCTAAACTCTGTGGCTGATACCCCGGCTAACTCTGCCCATACGGCGATACGCTTGGTTGCCTTTGTACTGTAATCATCGACATCCTTATCAACCTTACGGAAGATGGTTGAAATTGCACTACCACCACGTTCGGCGGCAAGACCTGTACTTGAAAGCGTTGTAGCAAGTGCCAGTAAGTCTTGTTCGTTTAAGCCTACTTGCGATGCCATAGCCGCCAAACCTTTAGCCATGTTTAAAATATCTGCTTCAGTAGTAGCGGAATTGTTACCTAACGCCGTAAGTGCCGCACCGAACCTGTCAATGGTATTTAGGTCACCATGCATAACGTTATACAACTGTGCTAACGTTTTTGCTCCGTCCTCACCTACGATGTTGGTAGCGTTACCCAAGTCTACGATAACTCTAGTAAACTTCTCCAAATCATCAGCAGAAACGCCTAACTGACCAGCCATTTCCATAATTCCGGCAATGTCGGTTGCACTCGTTGGGAGTTCGGTAGCCATCTTACGGATGGTTCTTTCAATATCTTCGTATTTAGTGGTATCGGTTTCGTCTACTGTCTTTTGGACACCGATAAACGCACTCTCAAAGTCCATTGCGGACTTCCCGGCAACTGTGAACGCACCTACGGATGCGGCAGAAATTTTAGCTAGTTTCTTGGCAAACTTCTCAACGCCCTGTCCGGCATCCTCAAACGCTTGTCCAATTTTCTTAACGTTTTCTACTTTAAGTTCCGCTAACTGGCGTTCCATCTTGCGGATTTCAGCTTCACAGTTTACGATTGCGGTCTGAATTTCCTGCCAGTGCTTTACATCTTTGATTTTGCCCTCTTTGTTCCTCGACATGGTAGCGAGTTCATTCTGATACAAGCGGACTTTCTCTCTTGTAGCATCAATCTGCAACTGGATGGCTTGGAATTTCTCACCTAATATCTTCGCATTTGTAGGGTCAAATTTTAGATCCTTGTTTAAAGCCGTTACCAACTTTCGTGAAGTGGCAATGACCTTATTCATGGAGTTCATGTCATCTTTTAATTGTGTCCAATCCGACCTTAATCGAATTGTAATACCCAAGTTTTTAGAGCCGATTTCAGCCATATTAACCCTCCACGAATTTACCTATGTTTTCTGCACCTACTTTTTCCTTTTTGGGTGGCTCTCTAAACTTGTTCAGTTTCCTAATTATTCTTTGGATTTGATTAGGGTTCATCAGTTTAGCTTCACTCAAAGGAATTTGAGCGACTATGCATGAGGCACAAAAATACGCATAGTCGAGTTTTAGTTTTTTCCTTTACTCTCGCCTTTCGCTTTTCTGTCCATAATGCAATCAAAACTCATTTTGATAAGTTCTGATACAAACTGGATATCGCTGGCTACGGATTTATAAAATGGCAAAGTCTTAAACTCTTCCTTTGTGGCGTTGTTGTTAAAGACTTCGTTGTTTTCGATTTTCAAATAAGTAGAACACGCTAAAGCCATGACGAACGCTCTGCTTGTGATCTCATCACCTGTGGCTTGTCCGTCCTGTCCAATGTTTCTTAAAAGGACTTCGATTACGCTTTCGCCGTATTCCTCTTCAAACATACCCATTGCATTAAGGGTAAGCGAAAAATGTAATGTTGTTTCGACCGGGTCAAGTTCGACTACTTCTCCGTCAACTAACCCAAATCTTTCTTCTACAAATGTGTGTTTTAAGATTTTCATGCATTTAAAAGGGGGTATTGCTACCCCCTATTCCCTTTCTATATTTAAATAATGTTTACACCGATGTCGGCAGAATTACTGCGGTCTTGAACGCATCGTAAAGCGTTGCGTTAGTTTCACTTCTCTCAATGCGGTAATACTGACAAGCAACGCCATCAGCATCGACTACAAATTCACTTGTCTGTGCGGTAAATGAAACTTCAAGTTCAGCCGCTTCAACTTCTTCTTCATCAGTAGAAGTTTCCCATGTCGGCTCACTCGCTTTTACGTTGTACAGATAGTGAAGTGTCGGTGTTTTCGTTCCGTCAGAGCAATCGTCACCCTGTGTTTCAAAGAAGATACAGTGGTTAGCGAAAGTACCAGTATCTACGAAACCACCATTAGCGGTAGCCTTAAAACCGAGGTACGGCATATACGCCGCCGGAATGTTTCTTAAAGTGACAGTAGCGGTTCTGACTTTCGCACCCTTGACTACACAGTAGACATCGTCATCCGAGTAGATGTTCGTGTCCTCTTGTTCAACTTCGATGGTAGCCGACACCATACCGGGGATCATAATCGGTGAGCCGAAGCTCTTGGTATCGTTACTTGTAACGATCGGTGCAAAGCCGAAGTTTCTGTTGCCATGAATAACTTTACCCATGATTTCTCCTATTCAATTTCTATTTCAATATTTAGTTCTTTAAGCATCTGTCTTTGAAAGTCTTTGCTAGTCTGTTCGTATGTCGGCGTGATGTGAGCATGGGCAGATGCCCAACCCACACCGCCTTTCTTATTAACAATGAAGTGTCCGTTTTCCAATAACCAAGTTAATTGCCAGTTGGTCTTGTTCCAAACATAACCCTCTGACAAATAAGGTTTATTGGGTTGCATCTGCACTCTCCACCCTTTTGAGTAGTTTTTGGTTTTTCGGTGTCTTTTGAATATTCGGTCATAAGATTTCAGTGTTTTGACGGCTTTTCTGCCGGACTTTTGGATGATTTTGTCCGCACCCTTTACATCAATCTTTATGCCCTTAATATCCTCGATGTTATGCCACTTCAATTAAAATACCGCAAGTGCAATAAGCAACGTAGTATTCAAACTCGTCACTTCTGTCATAAGTTACGGATACATTGAATTTGTCTTTAATGTATCGCACCAATACTCTCCGGCTATCAAAGTCTTTCGTTGCAACCGCAAATTGGACTAATGACAAGTAACAACCGCTATCGTCCGACCCAATTAACTGATCAGAGGTGTAATCGAAGAAAATGTAATCTCTACCCTGTAAATCCTCTAAATCGCCGATGTGTACATCAACACCTAAAGGATTTGCTAAAAGATAATCGTAAATTTCCTGTTGGGTAAACATTAACGTAACTCCACAAGAATAAGGATCATCTGCAACGATGTTTTGTAATACTCTCTAACTCTGTGGACTTTGTATCGGTCATTGCCGAATTTCGTAGCATAGTCCACATAGGTAAGTTCGTATCTAATTCCGTCTTGGACTACATCTTCCGTGAGCCAAGTGGATACTGTAATGTTGCGTGTTCCTCTTAATTCTTGTTGCTTAACACCACTGGTGGTATAGAAGTCATCAGAAAAGCGTTTGATCTCTTTTGCTTTTACTTTGCGAGAAAAGGTCACCTCTTTTGGTGACCCTTTCTCATCTACTGTCTTGCCGACATAAACTAACGTTGCTTCGCCGTAATACTGCATCGTAAAGCGTTGACCCTTGTAATATACTGCTCCGTCATGAAATCGTAGTTAATGTCATAGTCCATGTCTTTGATTACTTGATACGCAATACAAACACATAGATCGCTTGTTGCCAAAGCATCACTGGTAAAGATGTAATTGCCGTTCTTGTCGGTTGCGTTCCAAGATACGCCCTCATTGTCCAGCTTTGCTAATGCACCCTTGATGAGAATATCAAGTTGCGTATCGTAAATGTCTGTATCGGCAATCGGTAATATGGTTACAACTTGCTCTTTAATTTCAGCAAGTGAAACTAACGCCATATTAACCCTCCTTTACAGTTTTCTTGCGTGTGACCTTTTCTTCTACAGGCTTAACGTACTTTCTCACTAACTCATACTGTCTGTCATTGAGAATTACGATAGAGCCTTTTTCGACAGTTAAGCCGATGCGGTCAACAATGACCTCACACTTCTTCATTAATCTCCACCGAGATCACTGTTGGGCTTATTTAACTGTGCGAAATAACCAAGTTTAGTAACGTTACCAGCGGCGAACAGACGAGCAACGTATTTCTGTCTGTCCTGTTCAGCAAAGGAGTACGGATCGTGAATTAACTTGACTGCTTCACCCTCCGGGCGGTTCAACTTGTAACCCTTGAAGTCACCAACTACAGCCCATGCACCACCATCAGCAACGTTATCATAAGCCGAAATTGCATTTGTAAATTCAACTCTTAAACCATTGATGTAATACTGCGGTTTGCCAGTGTTGTCTGCGGCGATCTGATAGATCGGTCTTTCTGTTGTGTCAGTAAGACCCATAACGTTATTGAAGAATGTCTTGGGGTTCATAGCAACGATAAGGTTGTCGAATGTCTTTAATTCGCCTACTGCAACGTTGATTGCGTTGAAGTTCAGTTCCTGTGCGACCTGTGCGGTGTAAGTGTTACCGATGATACCGACAACGCCCTTGCCGTTTGCATCGCCGTTGCCACGGATGATAGCTTCATCAAGTTCAAGGACAACTCTGTAGACTAATTCGTCTGCGAGGTAACGCATAAATTCTTCCGGGACTAAAGCCTCTAATTCATCGGTAGTGCTGATCCATTTCTTAATCATCTTCGGCTGGAGTAAGATTTCACCAAAAGTGATTTCTTCCTGTACCGGTGCCGCCGCATTTTCATCGTGCCATACCGCACCATCCGCTTCAAGTTCAACCGGGATGCTTAAATAACCCTTAATAGAAACGTTGGAAACTAAACGAGAAAATTTACCAAACTTTTCCCATGCGGTTTCGACGTAACCCTGCATGATTGTCGGTACAGGGATATCCTGTGTGCCTGTGTTCAGATTAGCACCGCCGCCGCCCTCACGTTTCAGCATTTCCTTGACTTCTTTTTCGTCACCAGTGATGACACTTCTCTTCCATGCTTCAGCATAAGCCGGGGTATCAACGATCGGTGTCTTTTCGTTACGTGCTTCAACCTTTTCGGTTTCTACATTTTTGACTAAACTCATTCTCTTCTCCTGTTCTTCAAATTTAGTGCGAGTTTCTTCTAACTCTGCGATCTGCTTGTCGATGTCCTCTGCTTCACTCTGTAAAGCTGGGATCTCGTTGGTTAAGATTGCCTCTCTTGTTTCAACATCGCTCTCGTTGAATTTTGAACGCTTTTCTTCGATTTCAGTAGCGATAGCGTTCTTTCTCTCATTGAGTTTGTTGATTTCGGCAAGAGCCATCTCACTTGACAGAATTTCCATTTAACAATTTCTCCATTCTTTCGTCTTGCTCTTTGCGTTTTTCCATCAACGCTTTATGCTGGTCGGCTAATTCATCAGCACCACGTGACCATAAAGTGGTCTGACTATATGCCGGAAAGGTAACGATACTGCAATCATAAAGGTGGTCAATCTTCGTGATTGTTCTACGCTCTTTTCCGTCAATGTTCTCCCAACGTTCTCCGCCATCAGCAATCGTAAAGGCAAAAGATTGTTTAGAAAGCAGACCACTACGGATCAGTTTCATCACATCCTGTCCTTGCGTTGTATTGATGATGTTAGAACGCTGAAATAATCCGTTATCATCAACTCGCAACTGCATTGAGCCATTGCGAGTACCAGCCAATAGATAGTTGTTGTCATGATTGAAATTCAAGACAACATCGCTCATATCCGTGTTGTCGAAAGCGTGTCTGTCGATTTTCTCGGTGAACCAGCCCATGTCGGTTTCGGTGTCAAAGACAACCGCCATACCCTCTACTGTGTTGGGTTCATCGGTTTCACGCATTTCAACATTGAATAAACGTGTAATCTTATTCATCATTGCTTACCTCACTCTGTTTATATAAACGATGACCATTTAAAGAACCAACTGAATCGAAGTTCTTGTTGTACAGTAATTCATCGCCACCCTCCATCGGCGGTAATTTATGAACAAGTCTACGAATCTCGTTGGTTGTAAGATCGTTATGAGCCTTGTAAGTCGCATCCATTGCTCTGTCATACGGAACGTATTCAAACGGATTTCTGAAGTATTCAATTCTGTTTCCACGTGTCCATCCTGTCTTGGAGAAGATTTTATAGTTCAACTCCATGACAAACTGTTCAACTCTTGGCTGAATAGTCTTATGGAAAAAGACTTCCATTTGGTCAGCCGTTGCCGTGCCATCTACTACTTTTCCGTTAATGCCGTTAAACTGTAATAGCAAATCAATGTACTTGTTGATTTCTGCCGTTGAGATAGTGTTAAACGGATTGCCTAACTGTTTCCACTCTTCACCAGCGTCTAATACAAGGATGCCGCCTTTGGTCTTTTTGATACGTTCAAGAATTTCTTCCTGTTTGGAGATTTTCTCTTCCTGTCCGGCTAATACACGTGTAGCAACGCCCTTTGCGTAACCTGTCTGTGCGCCACCGATTTGGATAATACCTCTAACTGTACCATTCTCCCTTAACTCTCTGATCAAGGAGGATAACCCGGCATCTACAAGGTCAATCATTACTTTTGAATTTTCAAATCCGCTTGATAAGTCACCCATGAAGATGTCATTAGGATTTGATCTCAAATGAATAACATTACGATAATCGACCAACTCAATCATTTTGGACTTCTTGTTTTTGTACTTCATCAAGATCAGTTCATCGTCAATCTGATAGCCATTGCCAAATTCATAGTCCGCTACGTTGACCGGGTCAATTCTTGTAACGTTTCCTTGCTTGTCACGATAGATGTACGCCAACGCATTTCCGTATTTCGCCAACTGGTACATCATCGTGAATAGAAATTCAAATTTGCTCTGTAAGGGGTTCGGTCTTTCGCTGATAAGGTAATTTAAGCTACTGTCACTTAATTCCTTGTATCCGTCCTTTACGTTAACGTGCTTTAGGTCAATCTTGGCAAACTCACTCGCAATGCACGTGTAAATCTCTTCCATGATGGGCGTTGTGTTCGTATAAGACATTCCATTGAGCCAATCAACGAAAGACACAAGATTTCCGTCTTTTACAACGTTGATGCCACGTTTTGAAACGTGTACATCGTAGTTAAAAAACCGAAATTTCATGCATATCTCCTTTCCCTCTTGGAATAATCAATAGTTAGATCGTCATTCACCATACTGTCCTTATAGCCGAACCTATGATGGTGGAGGTCATGACACCTTGAATGACAACAAACCAAGTTATCCATATTAAACGCAATATCCCAATCATTGAAGTTCTGTTCGTTGATCTCTTGCAAATGGTGTACAGTAGCTTTTTTGGTTACAATTCGTCCGCAGAAATAACAAATCGACCTATCTCGGTCGATGACTAACTGTCTAACTGTTTGCCATTGTTTCGTCTTGTAGACTTGTTTCTGATAATTCTGCATAGAACCCCTTTAGATACTCTAAATTCTCTTCGCCTGTGTCTTTGTTGTTGATAAAGACATTACAAGCTGACCTTGCACTCAAATTCGCAATGACACCATCTTTTCTCTGTCGCATAGCATTTGTAAAAGTGATATTGCCGTATTGGTCTTGTTTCGCCTGTACCGCCGCAAAGTGTAACTCGGTCAAGCGGTTGTTGTTATATACTAGACCCCTCTGTCTTACTTCTTTCGTAGACTCGATAATTGGGTTTGAGTTCTTCTTATCTTCCATGCGGAATTTAATAACTGGTGGCTTTCCGTCCAACGAGGGAATGGATTGATTTAAAAACGCTTCAATACGTGAAGCTTTGTTGGGGTCTAGTCCAACTTTGCAAATGATCCAGTTATACTTCAATTCCAAATGAGCAATGAAGAAGATGATGAAATCCTCGGTTATCCCTGTGCAATCACAACGTGCTTGTTCGCCAAACTCACTTACCAAAGTTTCGATAAGTTCCTCGTTAACTATGACTACATCCCCTCGTTTGGCATACAACTCATATCCGTACTGGTTCTGCAAAGGATTGTATAAAATGTCTGAATCCTCTTTGGATTTGGCTTTTATCATATCCTTACGCTCAACTTTTATCTCTCCGTCCACTTTGGTTTCTTCTTCCCAATATTTCGGCAAGAAATAAAAGTCTTTACAGTGTTCTTCTCCAGTGTATGGGTTATAGGTCATGATCTCTAACGCCGCCAAGTCATTTGACGGATTTCGTGTATATGCCATATCCAAACCCAAGAACACAGGAGAATTGTAAAAGACATTCTCGTTGAAAGGCTTTGCTCTGCACTCTCTCTCTGAAAAGTAAGAAGTAATGGGGTTCTGCGGAATATTGAAGTTTTTCGTCAGTACAGACACTTTCTTCTGTGGGTCATTGAGCATATCAACAACTTTGCCTTTTAACAACTCAACGGCTACCGATATACCAAGTCCGGGGTTAGACTTTCGGTAAATAGCAACATCGTTGCGGTAGTAGGCATCCACTATCTCTTCGTAAGAATCCTGTTTGTAAATAGCGAAAAACTTTCTATAGTCCTTGACCTCACTAGCACCAAACAGAAGAGAATGTGCTAACTCTTTTCGTCCGTCTAAATACCCACCACGTACAGTTCCATCCGTAGTGGTTTCAATGGTAAGAGCATCACTTCTCTTTACGCTCTTACGCAGATCGTCAGCGTACTTTGAGGTCTTGAACCCATGTGTTTCGTCAATGAAAAGGATAGCCGGGATAATACCCTCAAAGTTCGTTCCGTCACTAGACATGGCAATTACCTTTGCGTTAGTTTTCTCGACTTCCATTTCACCGATGGAATTGCGGATATTCGTGTTCTCACTTAACACTCGACTTCGTTTAATCATCTTCATGGTTGAATCAAAACATAGTCTTGATTGCTTGTAAGCATTTGAACCAATGTAGATTTTCGGTGACGGAATATCCGTGTGAAACATGAAATACGCAATGAGCATGGAAACTAAAGTAGTTTTCGCATTACCACTTGCCACAAGTATCATGACATCGTTTACGATACGCACATACTTCTTTTTGACACCCAAATAGTGTCCGGATTGGTCAAATTCCTCTGCATCAATCTCTCCGTAAAAACACAGAATAGAATAGATAACCCATTTATGCCATAACATCAATTTGACTTTCTGTCCGGCATTTTCACCCTCGGTCAAGACACAAAATCTCTCAATCCAATCAACACAATGTCTGCCTTTCTCTTCAAGGAAATCAAACTTCTTAAGCATTTCCCTTTGAATTTCACACTGTGCTTGGATCTCCGGCGAATAATATCTAGGGTTGTTCTCTACATCTTCTATGTATTCAAGGAAAGGGTTAGTCAAATGGGTTCGTTTCGTTGCCAAGTGTCTTGCCTAATTTCTCTTCCAAATCAATGATTTGGTTACGCAGAGTGATATTGACCTTTTGAAACGCTTCAATGGATTTGACCTGTGGTAAGAGCGAAATCGTTCCGTTAGGGTTTGCTCTCGCACTCACACCTAAAGTTTCGATTTCATGTTGCATCTGCTGAATTAGTTTCTCGTTTTTAACATAATGCTCTTTGCAATCCTGTAACAGATCAACGATAGAGGAAGAATCTTGCATATCAATTCTTCTAACGTTGGGTTCAAACTCTTCTTTGGCATTAACAAACTTTTTCGCTTCATCAGTGTAAGCCGTAGTCTGTTTTGCTTTCTCAATGATTAATTTTGCATTTTCGTCAGTGATCTCTTCGATACCCAACTCGTTTTTGATGTTCTGTACAGTTCCAATACTAATCCTAGCAGAACGAGCAATTTGTCTGATAGTTTTAGCCACTTATGTACCTCTTTCTATGAATTTAACTGCCCTTTCCGTCCAAGAAAGGTGAAGAAAGACGGAAAAGGCAATAAAAAAGGTAGATACAATTATCTACACTATCAAAGTACCACATAAAAACGTTGGACTAGTCCTAATTCCACGCCGAAGGCAAAAAAATTGTTCAATATCACCCATGTGGTTTCCACAACTGATCGCCCTCCTCGCCGTTCCTCCATATCGTTTAACGATATCGCACACCGGGGGCGGCATGACACGCCGGAACACGTGGAACGGATGACCGCCACCGCCACCCCACACCACGCACCGCACGAACGCCACGGACGGAGGCACGAACGCACCCACGCCACGCCACCACGCACGGACGGACGAACGGACGAACGCCACACCGCACACCCCACGCCCACCTATATATAAAACGCCACCCACATAAACGAACCCACCACGAACCACGGACGAACACGAACACGAACCACACACGACAACGCCACAACGCAACGCCACCCGGTAGCGATCCTAAACCGATATATAAAACGTGGTAACGGATAAAAAGCACCGCTCTACACGGATATAAAAAAGGTAGATCAGAATAACGCCACCACTTCCAAAAAGCACCGCCGGAAATCCAAAACGCTACCAGGTACACCCCACAAACGCCACCCGGCACGGATGAACGCACCGCCCCGGAACGCCACGAACGCCACCCCGGAACGCCCACAACGGACGGAAAAAGGGGAATTGCCTATATATATAGAAAACAAAAAAAGGAATTTTAAAAAAATCAAAAAAATTTAAAAAAAGGTATTGCAATTTTAAAAACTATCTGATAGTGTAAGAGCGTAAAGAAAAGGACGATATAAAAGAATGAAAAAAACGAACCACATGACGATTGAAGAAATTCACAAATACGTTAACGAACGCAATGCAAAAAATATTAATTGTCATCATATCCACATTGAGATCGCCGGACATAAAGGTTTCATTCTCTATATGGGATGGAACGCCGGAAACAATGTAAAAGCTAAATTAAGCGCATACCTTGAAACAGAAGAGGCAATAAACGAATTCATGAAAATTCAATTCCCCTTTAAAGATGGCGCATACATTGAAACAGAATTTCCGTTACAAGAAAAACTTATCAATGGCGGAATTCTCACAACGTATCATCACTATGTCAAAATTACAACGTGTACCCTTTAGGAGGTGATAAGACGGAGGAAAAGAAGAAAAGAAAATCAGAATATGATGTCGATTACATGAGGAAGAAATGCAAAAAATACACCTTATTAATCAACACCACCAAACACCCGGATATTATCGAAAAACTTGATAATACCGCAAACAAAAACGCCTATCTAATTAATCTGATAAAAAAAGACATAGGCAAGTAAAAAAAGCCGCCCCGGAAGTACGCCAATACATGACCGGGAACGGCAACGAAACGCCCACAAAACTAGTAAATTTATAGGGCGTTTCCATTGTAACAGTTGGAGGAAAAAAACACAATGGAAACTAACAAGGCTTTAGAAATCAGAACCGCATTATATAAGGGCATTTGCTCAAAACATAGCGGAAAAATGGACGGGATGATCTCTTATTCCACAAGTGCGTTAAAAAACGCTAATTGCATGAAAAATAGAGAAATCAAAAATTCTATTTGTTCGCATTGCTACGCAACCGCACAATTAGCACGTTACACAAATCAAGAAAAGAAATGTGCTAGAAACACGGAAATCATTACAAAGGAAGTATACCCGGCGGAATGTTTCCCACAAATTAACGCACTTTATTTCCGTTTCGAGGCTTTCGGCGATATCAACAACGAAACACAAGTATTCAACTATTTTAATTGGGCAGCAGCAAACCCTCTAACAATGTTCGCACTATGGACAAAAAACGCCCGGATAGTCGACAACGCTATAAAACAGGGTGCAATCAAGCCGGAAAACTTAATTATTATTTATTCTAGTTTGTTTGTTAACGATCCTGTACACGTTGAAATCGTCAAAAGAAAATACTCTTTCATTGATAAGGTTTTCACGGTTTATACGAAAAAGTACGCCGATGAAAACAACAAAGAAATTAATTGCGGCGGTCGTCATTGTGCTAGTTGTTTAAGGTGCTACCACAAAGACACGGAAACCGAAATAAACGAATTATTAAAATAGTTTCTTTTCAAGGTTTCCCGGCTTTCCTTAAAAACCGGGAAATATAAGAGAGGTTAAAAACATGAAAACATATAGCGAATTTAAGGAAATTGTCACCAACTATCAAAAATATTTTGATCGTTGCGGTCTTACAGCTGGCATTCTTTACGATCTACAAAGCGGCTACCAGATCACGGAAACAACAACGCATTATTCCGGGCGGAAAGTCACCGATCAAAAAACCATTGTTATCAGTGCGGAATATTTAGCAAACGCCGTTTCCGCTATCGGTTTCTTTGGGGATCGTGTTTCAAGGGCATATTGCCACGCCGGATATATCGTAGACGAATTAAAGTGTAAATGCCCATACTCTAACGAACGCATTAAAAGACAATACCACTATGAAAAGGTGAAATAAATGTTTATTTCTTTGTTCGATTTTATCGCCGTTATTATTTCGGCTTTCAGTTTAGGTTTTATTTCCGTATCGCTTAAGGATTTATAGGAGGCAAAAATGGTTATTATTGCGAAAACAAGAAAAGGATCTGAATTTGTTTACAATTCATCGACCGCACACGCCGTTACAAAAAGAGATGGCGGCAAAATTGCCGAAAAGCTAAACGCTTTAAATTATGATCTAAAGCAGGGCGAAATGTGGCACGTTTACAATATTGATAAGTACAGTAATGCGTTTCAGTATGCGGACAACCAGCATTTCACGCTACATAGAAACGGCTTAATAACACGCCGCCGATACAGTTAATTTTATTTCAACGTTTTCTTTCCGCAATTTCTTTTCTCAAAAGTAAATTGCTAGAAAAGAGGAAAAAACAATGGAAAAGAACGCAATGTTTTACACACAAAAAAAGATCACTGTTGAAGAGAGAGAGGCAACGTTGAATTTAATTGACTGCCCTGTTGGCTATATCTACGTTATCGAATATGAGGATAAACACCACGGTCTTAATCATCTTGTTATTGAAGATTTGGACAAAGCCGAAAAAATGTTTAAGACACTGGTAAACAAAATGCTTGACGGAAAACTATAAATTTATTTCGCCGTTTTCTTTCCGCATTTTCTTTCCGGGCAAAAAGTAAAATGCTAGAAATGAGGACAATATGAAAAACTATAAAGTTTATGGAAACGAAAACACACACCTTTACTTAAGCGAATATGCACAGTATGTTTATTCAAATACAGATCCTTTAGAAATTAGGGAATATGAAACCGATAACGGATACGCTTATAAGATTTTTTTCGACACGATCGAAACAGAATTTCTTTCCGCTAATGAGGTTGAAGAGTTTCTTTTATCCGATACAGAGTTCGCCGTATGCGATCATGAGGCTGGCAATATTATTTCAGAACACAATTCTTTTGAAGAGGCATTGACCGCTTTAAAAGAGTATGAACAGGAAGATATAAAAGACGGAAATTACACGCCGTACTTTTATGAGGTCGCCGTATTTGAAGATCAGTATTGGAAAACGTACTACTGGCACGAAACCTATATCCATTAATTTCTTTCCGTTTCTTTTCCGTTTTCTTTCCGCTAAAAGAAAAACGGGATTTATTTGGAGGAAAAAAAGATGTTAGATTTTACTTTATATAACCCGATCTATAACTATTATGTTTACGGTGATCGCATTGAGTTTATTTTTCCGGGTAGCGTTACAACTTTTTTCGATAAAAATGATATTGAGATTATTCTCGCATGGATCAAACAGGGTAAAAAATACGCTAGAAACGATAAAGATATGAAAGCGGAAATATGCACATACCTTGAATACATGATCAAATATGGTCAATACGAACAGTAATTTTTTTCGGAGGACACCATGAGCAGAATTATTTTAATCATTTTATTGTTACTGAAAAACGGCTATACAATCGAATACAACCATATCCCTAACTTCCCGGACGGATACTATACAATTTATTTCAATGGTGAATGTGTAGCAGATGATATTCAATTTGAGGATATTTATGATTACTTTAAATGATCTTAAAGGCAAGAATATTTGTATCACTGGTGAATTTAAATCTATTTCAAGGGCAAGGATGAATTTTGTTTTATTCGCACACCTTGATAAAGCTTCAGTGAACCACGTTTCATCAAATACAGATTTTCTTTTCGTAGCAGATGAATGTATCGAATATTACAACGAAACCGGGTGCATGAGTTCCAAATTAAAAAAAGCGGTCGAATTAAAAGCACAGGGATCTAAAATTCGTTTTCTTTCCGAAAAGACTTGGCACGATTTATTTGGCTCAAAAGGATGTTTAAAAGAATTGAGTCTGCCGACAAAATTAAATCAATGCAAATTGCACAATGTGAAAGGGGTAACGTTTAAGTATGAACACTAGAAATAAAGAAGTCCGCCAGCTGGCTAGAGATATCACCGATTTTGTTTTCGCACATACAAGTTATTTAGATTGTTCTGATTACGAATTATTTGACGAAACTATCCGCTTACTGAAAAATGCGGAGGACAGGAAGTTTATCATCAATTCTATTCTTGAGTTAGAAGTCAGTTCACCAGCTACATCCTCTTTGATCGAAAGAATTGTTTTACTGAAATGAAAAGGCGGTTTATTTACCGCCTTTTTTCTTTTGCAAACTTTTTAAATTCTTCGTAGAAGTTCAGACATATACCTTGATTGCCACATTTCACTTTATTTCCAACGGCTTCAAGATATTTTTTTTCACACGTTTCACACCACGGAAATTTTAGATCTTCTTTTATCGCAGATATTTTTCTAGCCATACATCCACCCTATAATACAGTGTTGATTTTGAAACAAAGTTTTTTTCGCAGATTTTGTTCGCATCTTTTTTTTCGATAAAAAGTTCGACAATTATTTTTCGATTTTTTTCCGGGATCTTATTGAGAATTTTTTCGATGGCTTTGATTTTGATTGCGTATTCTTTTTCTTTTTCTTTCAGTTCAGAAATGCGTTCATAAACTTCATTCCGTCTTTCGTGAAGATATTCTTGGTTCGTTGTACCCGGTTGTTTGTTTGGGTTTACGCCTTTGAGGTTTGAAAGATTATAGTATTCCAAATTTATTTTTTCTTTTATTTTATTTTTTTCTTTTTTGTAATACTTATAATTTCTCAATTCATTTTTGAACGCTTGAACGTTTTCTTTCATGTCTTTCCCTCGCAATCGCCATCGCTTCATTCACGGCTTGATCGCATCTGCCACTTTTTGCTTTCAGCCATTTTTCTGTTGCTATAAGGTATTCAGAATACGCTTCAATCAAATCTTCGATTTTTTCAACTTTCATCTTTTTTCCAGCCTAATTCCCCTACCACTTCTATAAAGGCATCCTCGGTTAAAACTCTTGTGTAGTTGTTATGTGCGATTCTTCGTGCCGCCTCTCTTGTGCTTATTTTATTTGAGATCCACGCTTTAAGAACAGTAATATCAGCTTCAACGTGTTTTGCTTTTGTTTCGTAAGTTCCGTACCACGGATAATTTATTTTTGATTCCACGGCATATCATCCCATTCCGGCATTTTAAATTCTTGCGAAACATCCATATCGTTTCGGTTGAAGAAACTTTCATTTTTTTCTTCCTTTTTGTTCACCGATAATAATTGCACTCTGTTACACAGGACTTCGTATTCTCTCTGTTTCTTTCCGTCCTTATCTGTGTAATCGTTATAATCCAGTTCTCCTGTCACGCCGACAATATTGCCTTTTTCGCCGTACTGTGAGATATACTCTGCCCCTTTATCCCATACTGTGCAACGGAAGAATTTTGCCTTTTCTTTTCCTTTGTTCACGGCTAGATCAAATGAACACACACTTTTATTTGTTTTTGTTTTCTTCAATTCCGGTTTTTTTACCAATCTTCCAACTAACGTACCACTATTCAGCATTTTCTAACCTCTCTAAAGTTCTTTCGATTTTATAAATGATTTCTTTTGCCAGTTCTGATGACGGAATTTCAAATATCTTTTGGACTTGTAAGCACATAATCATGACATCCGCTAATTCTTCTTTTATAAAGTCATAATGCTTTGTTTTGTTTGGATCTCTTTTGTACTTACAGATTTCCTTGATTAATTCGCTCATTTCTTCTTCGGCGATACATAGTTGCATATCCTCGTTTGACAGTTTAAGGATTTCTTCGATCCATATTTCATCAATCATTCAGAATATCCTCTGCCGTGCATTTCAAAATCTTACAGACTTTCTCCAACGTATCTTTGCGAGGGCGTGAGCCTTTTCCCATTAAGGATATTGTGTTTGGGTTTACTCCGCTCAATCTAGCCAATTCTGCTTTTGTAATGTTTTCGTCATGTAATTTCTCATAAAACTTCTCTACGTTAACTTTGCGGATTTCTTTACCAGTGAAACCTTGCACACGTTCTTTTTCATCAATGATGAACCTGTACCCATTGGCGATCTTCTCTTTAATGCCGTCAATGGTCATTTCGTTTGCCCATTTGATTTCGATGTTGTTTAAATCAATGCAATAGACATCATGGTCATTTAAGATGTTTTCAAATATTTCGTTCTTTTCGATTTGCTTTATCATTTTCCCAATCCTCAATAATTTTTTCTACTGTGATAGTTCCGTACTCTGTGTGTTCAGCCGCCCATTTTATTAGCCACTCGACCGGGATAGCATCAATGGCTTTCTGTTGGTCAACGATCTCATCGAACAGTTTCTGCCGGTCATCTTCCCACCATGCATAATGTTGTTTCAGCTTTTCAGCGTTAATTAATGTCATCATCTTTCCTTTCCGCCCACTCTTCCTCGGTGCAGATCGCTTTACACACGCAATATCTTGTGTCAATCACAAGTGGGCAACGTGAGCATCCGACTTTCCCATCGACAAATCTTTGGCTGAAATATTCACAGATTTTCTTCTCTTCCTCTGTTAATCTCATTCCTCTTTCCTTTCCGCATCAGAGCAAAAATCCATAGACCCGGTCAAGTGATGGAAAGCAAAATACAATGTGCAATAAGCATACTCGTTCATATACTTGCAATCTTTGCACCTTATAAGCCTTTCGCCGTCCCGGATGTTCCCAACAAACCATTCGTCAAAATCCTTTTCGTCATCGTCAACGCTGACTATCCATTCAGTGTGTGCCATTCTTCTTTCCTCTCCATGTCGCAATATGTGCTACACTCATACGTTGTTCCTATCGTATCTTCAGCGATCTTCTTGTATGCCGGGTTCTCTTCTTCAAACTTGACAATCTCCTTATATTCGTACCAATGAAAGAAAACTCTAGTTGTCGTTGTTACGATCATTCTTCCCTCCGTTCTGCCCAAGAACAGAAGTCGTTTTCATCTGTGCATGGTGTTGACTTACTTGCCATGCATTTCTCGTCTAGATCCATGTACCAAAACTTGCAATCCTTGCACCTAACTATTTCATGGTCACGATCAGCATACCCTTTTTCATACTGACCTCTGTCATATCGCAACGCTTTGTAAAGTTCATCTTTATCGACAATAAACTCTGCCTTATATACGGATTTCATTACACCATTTTCAAGATATTCATTGGCTTTCTCGTTGATGATCTCAATGGGCGATTTGTATGTCATTCTTCTTCCCTTTCCACCTCTTTGCGTAATGCCTTGATTGCGTACTCTATCATTTGCGGATTGATCGTACCAACAAACAACCAATTCTCTTTGTCGATTTCACCATACATTTGTTCAAAGGCTTTTAATGCATCTTCTTGTGTCATTCCTTTACCTCTGCCCATGAACAGTAGTCACGATCTCGACAACGGAAGTTCGTTAAGATACAACGATGGTCGGCATAATTGCGACAGTTCCGGCAACGTGTGAGTTCATGCTTTACGGCTCTGTCTTTGGACAAGCCAAGTTTTTCAAGCATTTTATCTGTCAGTGTTATGATGTATTCCCTCATATCAACCTCTTCCAGTATTCAATCCTTGCCTCGGCTCGTTTCTTCTGTTCGGCGGTACGTGCTTTTCTCAACCGCATTTCCCAGTGTTCCAGTTCTTTAAACGCTCTCTCACGTTCTTCAGCTTGATCTTCTTCCTTTTTCCTCATCCAACCTTTTTCCATCCTGTTCCATCCTTATCAGCCAATAAGTCAGCATATTCTCTGCGTGTTTCAGTTTGCGGTCAGCTTCATCTCGTTCTGCTTTGGCTTTGTCATATTTGTCTTTCCAAAGTTTCGCCATTTCTTCTACGCTCAATTTCGTTTAATCTCCTCTCAACCATTCGTAAGCCGATAGCTTCAATTTCCGCATCCTGTAACTCAAATTCCTGTCCATCAATCTTCCCTAGAACGAAATCGTTTCGGTTCTGTGCTTTTAGAAAATTGATTAACTGAATGTCTTTATCGGTATCAACTTCAAACACAACCGGGTGTTTACTCTTTGGATTAAATATTTTCAGTATGTTCATTTTGGTTCTCCTTTATGAATTTCGGCGTTGTTAATGAGAACAGATCCATCTCATCGGCGTACAGAGCATCTGTCATATTTGATAATCCCCCTTTCCGCCGCCCACCTTAAGCATTTCTCTACCCACTCATCTACCTTTTCAACTGGTATTTTTTCGTTGCGAGAAATGATTTCAGTTAACGTTAATTCCTTATACCCTCTCATTCCATATCTCCAGTGCATCCTTGCCTAGTTTTTCGACCTTGTATGCGTGTTCGGTTTCAAATACGCCCGGCGGTTCTCCGCACAATTCAAACTCAACGCCGCATTTGCATCTGATCGTCATTTTGCAAACGACCCCATGAAATACCTTTAAACTGTCTATCGTTACTTCTCTGCCGCAGAATGGGCATGGCTTTAGCCTAACTTCTTTTCCCAATCTTCTTGCCACTCCTCGGTCATCCAGCTTGGAAGTACCTCTTCGTAGTCACTTACTTTCGTTGCCTTGGTTTCTCTCGACAACCATCCGTTTATAAATCTCTTGATACCCCTACTGGTTTTCCGCTTTGAGGGATTTGATATAAGCCACGCTCTCATTCGGTTAAACTCGTTGTCTAAATCCTTGTTTGGATAAGCACTTTTAAGTTCGTTAACGTAGGTTTCGGTTACTTCGTATTCAGTTCCGTTTTTAAGCGGAAGTGAATATATACATTTATCTAACCTATCCTTATCTAAACTATTCTTATCTATACTAATCTGCGTTACGGGTTCGTTACGGATTTGTAACGGGGTTTCAGATTTAAGTGTGTAAGCGTTGTTTGCATCCAGTTCCAACATCGCCATTTCATCCGTATAGGTTGTATCGTGATGTGTATCATTGCGAATATAATTGTTTATTCTCCAGTGTTTGATCACCACTACACCACTGTCGAACGGAATGACAAACTTCTTTGCAAACAGGATTTTGATATCATCCGTATTCGCACCGATCATCTTCATAATCGCTTTAGGTTTGTTTATAAATCCGTCATCATCTGCTCTCATGGAAAGGTGAAAGTAGAGTAATTGAGAAGTGACTGGCATTTCAAGGAAAGCATCACTGTCTATGATTGTTTTGGCAAACATCCGTTTTTCAGCCATTCCTTTGCCCTCTCTCTCATGTTTCTCGGTAAATGATATTCAACCCACCATGTGTCCTTGTTATGCTGACGAACACGATCTAATTCAATGCCCTCATCTTTGAGATCGTGAACCCTCGCTGATAAACGTGTGCATCTCTTCGGTAGTTTGTCGATCGCATCCAACGTTGTGATGAAATCGTGTTCCAGTAAGTATTTAACGATTAACTGACAATGTGTCATATTCCTCCTAATAAAACAGTTTTGTATCTGTCGAGTTCTTGATTAAACGAGAGTTTGGGCGGTATTTCCGCAACATTTCCTGTCGCATCGGTTCATACTCCGTTGCCCACTTTTCCTCTCTTTCTCTCTCATAAATGGGGTCAAATGGTAATTTAACGTTCTGTGCTATGTAGACATCTTTGAGCCAAAACATTGATGCTTTATACTTATTTGGTTCATGATTGTAAAGATACTCAAGGTTTTCCGCTAACCATTTAAACGAATACGGACAAGCCATACATCCAGTACGTTTAAATCCAAACTCCGTATAGGCTTTAGACAACGGAACGTGATAAGTTTCGATAAACTCATCAACATCAGCATCTGTCCAATCAATGATCGGTGTCTTGGTTATAAAACCTTTCTTGTCAACAGTTGTACAAAGTCGATTGTTTGGGTTTTGCTTTCGCCTTTCAGCGTTTAGTTCTCTAGCACCGCCCTCGTTTTCACGTATTCCTGTAATTTGACCATTCATTCCAGCTGATTTTGCAAACTCCTTAAATGGTTTCTTCTTTAGATATGAGCAACAACTTTTTGAAACCAATATTGGAAAATCCTCATGTAACAGGTGCATATCTTTATCTGCAAGTTTCAATTTCCAAGTTGGTTTGCCGGAATTGGTTTTGCCGTATACTAAATTCTGCATTACACACTGTGAACGATTGCCTGTGTGCCACCGACCAATGTACTCACTTTTAAGTTTCGATAGCATTGGTTTCCCCTTGTTCTCAAGAACCCATGCAAATGATTTCTCCGGGCGAATAATAATTACGTTCTGATAATAATTCTCCTTTACCCACTTCACGAATTCGACAGTTATATCCATTTCAATTCCTGTGTTTGAGAACACCGCCGGAATATCGCCTACTGTGTAAATGTCTTGACACATCTTTACCAGTGCGAGTATCACTGTACTGTCTTTTCCACCACTGAAACTGACATAGCATTTCCCCTCGGTTTCGTGCCATAGTTCCTCTATTCGGTGACAAGCGATCCTTATCTTCTCGTCAATCAAGATAATTCCTCCTAAAAACTTCCGTAAATTTGATGTATCCGTGCAATTCCTCAAACCTCTTTTGGCACTCCTGTTTCAGTTTCCAATCCAGTTCGTGATCGAAATGCACTCCGTCTTTGCTCATGTTGTGGTGTCTTGGACACAACGGAACGCAACACCCATATTCGATAGACTTCTTCCTGTTGGCACTTCCGTAAAAGACTTCGTGTATATGAACCGGGGTAGCACCGCAGATATAGCAATGCTCCATGTCATTCGTGAGAATTGAGAAACGCTTCAATTACTTCTTCACACTCCTTGTTAGATTTAACTTCTATGGCTTTAAAGCATCCGTCTGTTTGTTTGGGTAGCCACATGACAAAGCCGTATTTCTTCTCAATATTCATGAGGTAGTAATATAGTCCGAGTTGCCACTTTAGGTGTTCTTCGTTCAGCCGATAGGTTGTCTTAATGTCGATTAACTCGTTGTCTGTAGTGAGGATGTCATATCTTCCGGCACATTTTGAGTTGAACACGATCTGCTCCATGCTCTTAACAGTGAACGGAGATTTTTTCTTTAACGCTCTGTATTCGTTGACCGCCGCCTTTACGTTGGGGTCTATTTTCGCTAAACACAGTTCCTTGTATGTCATTCCGTTCTCAATGGCTTGAATGTATTCGTGAACAAGAGTTCCGTGTTCGGCTTTCTTTTCAAGTACCGATGGCGGTATCTTGGAGAAATCATCTTTCATAATCCAAGACACCACCTGTGTTACGCTCGGCACTATTTCGTTATCGACAAGGTAGGTATGCGTATCTTCAAGAAACTCAACCACGTTTCAGTTCTCCAATGATTTCACTTGCTTGTGATACGGATAGATCCTCAATCTTGGACACTCCGTATTTGTAGAAGTATCGGTTTAGCAACCCCTCACCGCATTTGCTACGGATAAAATTGACTTGGTTCTCACTGGCTTTGCGAGGAACGTTTTTATAACCACTCTCGTCACTTGCGTTTTGGTCGGGATCGTCACCTGTCGAAATCTTGTAGCAAGACATAAGACAATACTTGTAAGCATAGGTGTCTGCCTTTCCGGGTGCTTTATCGCCACTGTCCAACCCATCTCCGTAGCCGATGACATCCACGTATTCCTCCGGCTTGTCGATGTTCACGAACCTCATGACCACTCTTAACCGCATATATCTGTACCTACGCCCTGTGGCATCTTCGACTAGATCGCTTTCGATGATTTCCTTATCAATGGGGTAGCTTAACACGCCGTATTTCTCTTCTAACGGCTTTACGGCATCCTTTATATCTCTCTCTGATACCGCCTTATATGAGGACTTTCCAGTGCTTACGTTAAGGTTCTTGTTTACAGTTCCCAACTCACTGGTAATCTTGGACAAACGCTGATAGATATTTAACTCACTCATCTTCTTCTCCCTCGACCCATTCGACATAGAAGTGCTTATCTACATCGGCGTATTCACCTAACGGAATGTCTTTCGCCAGCTTTACTTCGACCTCTTCGCCATTTCGGCAGATCGCATAAACCTCTTTCTTCTCCATGATTTTGTCAAGAACGTAATACTTACGGACTTCTCTAAACATCAAACGCTCCTTTCTGCTTCATCTAATGTGTCTAGCAATCTCTCTGTTGTTTCGATGGCATCGTTTATGTATTCCCATCGTTTTGAGTTATCTTCGTATGCGTTAGACCCCTCGTCATATTCACCAATGAGTTCGTCCAACTCTTCCCGGTAGGCTCTCATTTCGCCTAACAGTTCTTCAACGCTATTCTTCAGTTCGCCAAACATTGGCTAACTCCTTGACTTCCGGCACTAACAGGTAAGCGGAATAAACGCACACAACGGCGATAAATAAGCGGATAATGATGTCGATGATTTGCATATTTAGTTCTCCTTGGTTACAATTAAGATGTTCTTTTTGGTTAGCGGCTGATTCGTCAGCCGTTTTTTATTTGTGCTTGTAAGATTGATAATCGAATACCTGTTGCTCTCAAGATCGTTTGCAACTTGACCTTGTTTTCGTATGGTCTGTATAACCCAACTTCCTCGGTTTCCTTTGCCTTGCAAACGCTGAATAATTCCTTTGCTCTTGGGAACGGCATATCGAATAATTTGCGAATGTCATTTATCGACAAATAAGTCTGTTGAATAATGCTCTCTTTGGTTTTCATGTTCTCCTTTCGTAAAGGGGTAGGCGGTTTGATGCATGGAAAAGTATTGAAATAGTTGGAAACGCCTGCCGCAAACTCCTTTCTAAATTTGAGGTTTTATATTTCCTACCCCTTTAAGGCAGATGACAAGGCACGATAATTCATCTGCACGGACACCTCAACCATCCCTAGGACACAGGTTTCAGTTATCCATTTTGATTTCACGATTGAGTAGATCGCTCCGTCCGTTACTCTACGCACCGATTTCTGACTTATAAGGCAGACCAGTAAATATGGGTACAACATTAAGGAAAGGATGGTCTGCCACATTAACGCACTAGGGATACATTCGTGCGATTAATGTTGGTTTTCTACCAACTTATTGGGTAAAAAAATTTATCCCTCAATAAGTCTTGGGTCAATGTCGGCAAGTTTACAGATCAAGTTAACTTCTTTCCATTTCCACGCTCTGCCACCGCTCTCTTTCCGGCAATAAGCAGATTTCGTGATACCTAAACTGTCAGCCATTTCCTGTTGTGTCTTTTTCAAGACATCAGTTCTGATCTCTTTGATTTTGATGTTGCTCACCTCCTCTGTATTTCTCAACACGGCTGGTCAACGTGCTATGGCTACATTACAGTGAGGGGG